GAAAAATTTTTATGAAAAAAGGAAAAACGGTAAAATTAAACGGGTACAAATCGTTTAAATCACAATTTGGAACAATAGATTCCACAAATCTAAAATCAATATTTTTGAATATACAAACTTGGGTTGAACCAAAAGAAGATATTGAAAATTGGAATAGGGTTGTTTTAAACATGACAAGAAGTGTTAAACATTCAATTTTAGAAAACATAAACAAACAAACTTTTGATACAAAGTTTATAGTTGATTTAGACCTTAGAACAAGCGGCCTACAATTAAAAAAGAAATCTTTCATGAATTTAGAAGTAAATTTATTCTTAATTGAGCCATTAGATTTTAAATCCCCAAAATTAAAAAAACAAGTAAAAAATCTAATCAAATCAGTTTACGGTGATGTGCTAAGTGGAAACAGATACTTCAAATTTTATCTAACAAAAAACGGAAATCAAAAACCAATAAAGAAAGAAACTGAAACTATTTAGTATTTATTAATAAAAATATTAGATGAACGAGCTAAAAATATTAGGACCAAGAGATTCAGGTAAAGGAATTCTTGTTGAATACGATGCAGGGTATATAGATCCAAACGAAAGAAGAAATTTATCTATGATTAGAGAAAATCGTGATATGTTAGATCACTCAAAACCATTTGAGTTTTATGCTGTACTTCAAAAATACAACACCCCAAATAGAAACGGGAGAGTTTATCCTGAAAAGATTCTCAAAAGAGAAGCTGACAACTATAAAAAAATGATTCAAAAAGGGACAGCTCTTTCTGAGTTAAATCACCCTGAATCATCTCTAATAGATTTAGATCGAGTATCACACGCCATTACCGATATATGGTGGGAAGGTCCTGTCTTGTTAGGTAAACTGAAATTACTTACAAGTCCAGGTTTCCACGAAAGAGGGATTGTTTCTACAAAAGGAGATTTAGCCGCAAACTATCTTCGTCAAGGTGTAACATTAGGTATATCTTCTCGTGGTGTGGGGTCACTAAAAAAAGTTGGTGAACAAAATGAAGTACAAGATGATTTTGAATTAATTTGTTTTGACTTGGTATCTTCTCCATCTACGCCAGGTGCATATCTTTTCAGAGATAAAGATGAAAGAATGAACTTTGAAGAAAACTTAGATGAGGAAAAAAGAATGCAGGCCGAAAGACATATTGGATCTGCTGGTGGTAATTCGCTTGACTTAATGAATAGATTGACCGATTATTTGAACAAATAATTAATTATGGACGAAAAATATTTTATTGCAAAAATTACTACAGACATGCCTGATGAGAACACAGGCAAGGTTAAAAAAATGAGAGAAGAAAAACTTGTTAAAGGTTATTCACCAACTGATGTCGAAGCAAAAGTGACAAAAGTTTATGAAAATTATTCTATGGATTGGAGAATTACCGCAATAGTTGAATCTAAAATCGATGAGGTTATAGAAAACTAAAAGAAAAAAATTTCAACGGAAAGGGAAAGGGACGAAATGTTCTTTTCCCTTTTTTTTTGTCTAAAAGTACTGTTATACGAATTTTTTTAAAAAAAGTGAATATTTATTAGAAAACTATTTAAAAAAAAATGAGTTATAACAAAAATGTAGTAGAAGACGCACTTTTCCAAATCAAGAATTTGGAGGAGACTCTTCAAGAGAATGCAAAAGGAATACTTCAATCTACGATGAGTGAAGAAATCAAACAATTGGTAAAAGAATCTCTTAAAGAACAAGACGACGAGATTGACGAACCAACACCAGACGCTAACGCACCTGAAGACATGGACGATGATGAAATGGCTATGGACGATGATGAAATGGCTATGGACGATGATGAAATGGCTATGGACGATGATGAAATGGCTATGGACGATGACGAAATGGCTATGGACGATGACGAAACTATCGACATGACAGATGCATCCGACGATGAAGTTTTAAGAGTATTCAAAGCTATGGGGGATGAAGACGGAATTATTGTTAAAAAAGATGGTGAAAATATTCATCTTAAAGACGGTGAGGACGAGTACATGATTCATTTAGGTGAATCTGATTTGGAAGACATTGACATTGATTCTGAAGATTATTTTGAAATGGATGAGGACATGGAAATGGATTTTGAAGATGACGAAAGAATTTACGAAATTGAAATGGATTCTCAAGAGGTTGATGAAGATGATGATCTATACGGGGATGCTGAAGTAGATTTTGAGGGTAATCGTTATGGAATGGATGAGGAAGATTCTGACATGGTGTTTGAAATCGAAATGGATGGCGAAGAAGATGAAATGTTTGGAGGTAACAAACATGATTTCCACAGACGACATGGCCATAAAATGGGTGATGTTGGTGGTGGAAAATATGGTAAAGGTGGTCATTATAAAGACTATGAAATGGAAGAAGGTGTTGATATGTATGAAGACATGGATTATGAAGAAGAAGACGAAATCGAAATGGCTGAAGGTATGGATTACGAAGAAGAAGATAAATTCGAATCTGTAATGGAAGCTGTAAAAAAATCATTGAAAAAATCTGTAAAACCAAAAGGTGTTGGAATTGGAAGTGGTCCAAAATTCTCATATGACAAAAAACCAAATATGGGAGGTGGATTTAATACTAAGAAAAAAGAAGCTTTTGGAAAAGGTACTAAAGCAATGGGTACAGGAAAAGCAAAATTTGAATATAAAGAGGGTGAAAACATGGAGAAAGGATCTATGAAAAAAGTTGAAACTAAGGAAGCCGTAAGAACTAATAGTTACACAAGAGCTAACAAAGTTGGAAACAGAAAAGGATCTAATCAAAATGTGAATAGACAAGAGATCAGACAAAGACCTAATACAAGAGTTAATGAAAGTAGAAATAATCAAGAAGTTCAATTGTTGAGAGAAAAAAATGAAGAGTACAGAAAAGCTCTTGATGTTTTCAGAACAAAATTGAATGAGGTTGCAGTTTTCAACTCTAATTTGGCTTACGCAACTCGTTTGTTCACTGAACACTCAACGACAAAACAAGAAAAAATAAATATTCTAAGAAGATTTGATAATGTTGAATCTTTGAAGGAATCAAAAAATCTGTACAGATCTATCAAAAACGAATTGAGTACTGGTAGTTCTTCATCAGAACAAAAAATAAACGAGTCAATTGAAAGAACTGTAAACAGATCTGTTGAAACAGGTTCATCAGTCAATTTGATTGAATCAAAAACTTATGAAAATCCTCAATTCTTGAGAATGAAGGATTTGATGGGTAAAATAAAATAAACATAAACCAAAAATAATAAAAAAACCAAAAAAATGGGAGCATTATTAGAATCAGGTCTTGTAGGTAACATCGGGTTAAAACACCTTAAAGTTATCAAAGAAGACACAATTAACAAATGGGACAGATTAGGCTTCTTAGATGGTCTAAAAGGTCACTTAAAAGAAAATGTAGCTCAATTATATGAGAACCAAGCATCTTTCTTGATTAACGAAGCAACTTCTGACGGTACTTCTAACGGAGCGTTTGAAACAGTTGTTTTCCCAATCGTAAGAAGAGTATTCTCTAAATTGTTGGCTAACGACATCGTATCTGTACAAGCAATGAACTTACCTATCGGTAAATTGTTTTACTTTGTACCTCGTATCCAAGGATACCAAAACGCTACATCATTAGATGCTAACGGATACCCTCAAACAGGTGTTCAAGACTCAGGTGGTGAGCACTACGCACCAGTAGGATCACCTAACAACCCTAACGGAAATCCAAATCAAGGTTATCCAGGTGCTGATCAACCTAACTATCCTTACAAGAAAGATCTTTATGATTTATTCTACGAAGGAAATGAGGCTGACTTAGACCCTCCAGGATTATTTGACTACTCTAAAGGTAAGTGGACCGCAGTTACTGCAACAACAACAATCCAAGCTTGGGTTGGTGGTGATTTAGTAGGTACAGGTATCAATGACGGAAGTCAATATGAAATTCCAGCAGGAAACTACAGAAAAGTTATCATGAAACTTTGTGGATTTGCTAACGCAGGAACAGGTAAATTAATTGGTCCTGATGGTAATGAAATGGACACTGAGTCTTTCCTTTCTGACTTGAGAATTTATGGTACAACAAATATTTCCGCAGCTACTACACCTTGTCAAGTTCTTACAGGA